CCGGACATTGTTTCTTTATTAGTGTCGCTAATTGGGTCGTTTCCTGGCTCTTTTGTGGTTGCTTCTATATCATCTAGGTTTTCGGCCCAACCAACAGCGTTTTCGTTCTTCTTATCTTTTGTATATTCGTTTCTTAAGTCTTCAACGGTTTTAACGGCAAGCTCGATATCTTCATGAGGTATACCTTGTGATTCCAAATCAGAAATTAATGACTCTTCAAAAGTAGAATCTTCTAGCCATTTATATGAGTGTACTTTATAAAACGCTGCATTTAAAGCGTCAAAGAATTTTGAATCTTTTACTTTTAAAGAAAAATCCCTGAGAATATCTTCCCACTGAAACTGAACGTGGTGAGATCTTTCAGTAGCATCAGTGTCTACTCTACCCAGCTCGTCTTGGTCCAGTAGGTTTTTGAATGATTCTACTAAGAGCTTCTCTAATTTTTTGTTTGCCATAACATTCTCCGTAAATAGATTTGACAGATGAAGAGGACTACGTACGAACAGTTTGATGCTGTTAGAATAACTACTACCAAAAACGTTAATTGGCTAATGGATCTTCCTGGTCAGGTCCCCGACCCAAATGGCGTTTGGCATGTAGTATGCACATACCCGAAGTATGGTGAATTGTTGGTCCAGAAAAATACTGCAATGGCTAGGGTTCCAATATCTGATGTAGTAAAAGTTGCCAATTACAGCTTGGAAAAAGTATTTGATTCTCTATCAAAAACTTCAGAGAAATACCTTAAAAAGCCTGAAAAGCTAGAGGAAGATGACTATGAGTGATGACAAAACCAAAAAAGATATCAAGAAAATAATGGATTCAATGAATAAAGAATTCAAAGAAGATGACTCAAAAATTAGAATTGGTGATGAAAAGGTTAATGTAAAAACTTATACTACAGGATCTATAGCTGTTGATGACGCTATAGGCGTTGGTGGGCTACCTGTTGGAAGAATAGTTGAAATATACGGCCCTGAGTCTTCTGGTAAAACTACTATGACGCTATGTGCTATAGCTGCTGCTCAAAAAGAAGGAAAAATTTGTGCCTTTATAGATGCAGAACATGCTCTTGACCCACAATTAGCAAAGGGCTGTGGGGTTGTTTGGGATGATCTTCTTTTTTATCAGCCAAATTATGGTGAAAAAGCTTTGCTTATGGCTGAAAAGTTTTTAGAAAACGGTGTTGATATTATTGTTATTGATAGTGTTGCAGCATTAATACCAAGACAAGAATATGAGGGTGAAATTGATGGTAAAGATGCGCCAGGCGCTCAGGGCAGAATGATGTCTAAAGGATTAAGAAAGTTAACTGGTGTAATAAACAAGTGTGAAGGAACTTTAATATTTGTTAATCAAATAAGAGAAAAAATTGGCGTAATGTTTGGAAATCCAGAAACAACTCCAGGTGGCAGATCATTAAAATTTTCAGCTACTCTTAGGATTGAAGTTAAAAGAATAGCGTCTATAACTCAAGGTAAGGATAATCAAATAGGTAATAAATTAAGAGTTACAATTGTTAAAAACAAACTCGCTATACCATACAAAAAAGCTGAAGTTGATTTAATATTTGGTAAGGGTGTTGATAATACTAAAGATCTTATTCAAAAGGCCGTTGAATATGGAATTGTTGAAAAGAAGGGTAGTACTTGGTATGTTTATAAAGACTATAAAGTCAATGGGGCTGAATCCTTTATTGAAGTTATGAGAGAGAACGGTCTTATTGAAGAAATTGAAAATAAAACTAGAGAAATTATGGTAACTGTCACAAAACCGTCTATTGTGCCTACTGAGAAAGAAGATGATTTTGATGAGTGATGAGAATAATCAAACATAAAACATGATTTTGTTAGAGGATATACTTACGGATGGATTTGATATTGTACCAAAACATTCAACAATATATCTTTTTGAAAACATTGAAAAAAAGAGAAAATATCTTTTAAGGCAACTGGAAGAATATGAAAATAAAGAAGAGATAATTCAATGGCTTGTTGATGCCGATCCTGTTGCAGTAAAAAGTAAAGGTAAAAAAACACCATTTGTTAATGATATTTTAAGTTGGTTTTTGAATGGTAAGATAATATTGCCAGAAGACATAGAGACTACCAAAGAAGCTTTGACGATTTATAACAAGGCTAAACAGGATGGTCCTGTCAAATCAGCGTCCGAATATGACTCTCCAGGGCAAATTAGAAGAGAAATTGAAAATAATGTTACTAATTTAAATTATGATGTAGCTGAATTGGTTGATCAAGACGGTGAATTTAAGATGTACCGTATTGATGATTATGATACTCAAGGCAAAATTTGTTTTGAAAATTCTGGGTGGTGTGTACAACATAAAAATCATTTTCTTGAATATGGACCTCCATTTTTTATGATCACTAAAGGCAAAAAAGATATGCTTTATTGCATAAAGAAACTAGCTCTATAAAAGATGTTTATGATGACACTTTGACATTAGAATTGGCTAAACCAATAGAAAAATTTATTAAAAATTTATGGCCTGATTTTAAAGCTGACGGAGATTTGACTGGCTTAATAGGGTTATACCCAAAGAATGATATAATGAAAGATCCAGATTCTTCCTACGTGTATGCTTTACATGTCATTAAAAGTAGATGGCCAGAAGCAGAACCAATAATAATGAAAGATCCAGAAACCGCTCATATATATGCTTTACATGTCATTAAAGGTAGATGGCCAGAAGCAGAACCAACAATAATGAAAGATCCAGGCGCTGCCGATAATTATAAACGTTATGTTTATCGTTTAGGATGAACGATCAAACATAAATTATGGCCGATAACACTATTATTAGACCGCCTCAACCAAAGTATGGCATAAATGAGGTTGTATATTTAAAAGAGTCTGCTCTTCTTGGATTTTTAGAACCTGCAAAAGTTTTTAGAATGAGGTATGATCCGGATTATAAAGGATATATTTATACTTTTGTTTATAAAAGATCAAAGAGAAGACCTCAGATAGCTGGTGATGCCATTGATCTTAGGAGTGATAAAACAATAGAATTATCAGAAGATAATCTTTTGACATATGTAGATGCTCTGGAATTAAAAGTAACATTTTTAAGGTCTGAATTAGCAAAAGCTGAATCACAATTAGCTTCTGCACAAAGCTAGTATTTTATAAGAGTGGCTGAATTTACTGAATTCGAAGAAGACAATATAGTTTTACTGGCTTTAGATAGCCCAGATTTTTTCTATAGAATAGCTAGTTTTATTAAGCCAGAATATTTTGATAGTGATGTAAACCAATACATCATAACTAATTATATTGAATTTTATGAAAAGTATGATGACATACCATCAAGAGAAGCTTTGAAAGACATCATTTACAAGGAGCTTAAAGGGGATGATGAATTAGCTGAACCAGTGATGGAGGTTCTTGAAAAAGAGATAAATCCTAGTGACTCAAAATATATTAGAAGCGAAGTTGTAAAGTGGGCTAAACAACGTCAGCTGTCAATGTTGTACGATGAGGATGTAATTCAGAATATTAAAGATGGTAATATTGAAGTTGTTGAGCAAATCGTTGAATCTGCTGCTTCTATAACTGATGTTGTTATTGAACCATTTAAGTTTTTTGATGATGTTGACGCATTGTTTATAGAAGATGCTAAAGAGCATTTCACTACTGGCTTTACTAGGCTAGACGAACATTTTCACGATGCTAAAGGCCCAGCACGCAGGGAAGTTTTTATATGGGTTGCTCCTACTGGTGTCGGCAAGTCCATTATGCTTGTAAATACTGCTCTTGTTAATGTTTTGCAAGGCAAAAATGTTTTACATATATCATTAGAAAATAGTGAAAAAGTGACTGGCCATAGATATATGGGTGCTTTTACAAATATTCCAATAGCTTTAAAAAACAAAAAAGAAGAAGATATTAAGGACAAGCTTAGAAAAGTAAAAGCTTCGGCTGACGGTGGCGACTTGTTTATAACTTATTTTCCCACCGATACAGTATCAGTGAGAGAAGTAGAATTGACTATTAAAGAATTAAAAAGGCAACATGGTTTTGTTCCAGATGTTTTGGTTGTAGATTATCTAGAATGTTTGTTATCTAAAAATCCGTTCAAGAACAAAGATGAATACGGTAGACAAAAGGCAGTGTCTGCAGAATTGAGAGCGCTAGCTGCTACGACAAATACGTGCCTATTTTCGGCTAGTCAGACAAATAGGGGTGGTGCCAAAAGCGCTGATGAAGGAACTAATATTAATCTTGACAATTTAGCTGAATCGTTTGGTAAAGCAATGCCAACTGATTATGTTGTGAGTATTAATCAAAGCCAAAAACAGTATGAAGGAACTGAAGGCCAAAGCCACATAGGGCATGTTAGATTTTTTGTGGCTAAGAATAGGAATGGTCCTAAGTTCAAAGTAATCAATGCTAAGATCAATTACTCTACCATGAAATCTGTACAAGAAGAAATCAAAGACGATGACGATTAAAGCTGTTGTAGAAATTAATGGAATAAGGCAAAATACAAATTATTTCGTACTTCCAAAAAATAATACTGAAAAATTCATGATAGATTTTCCTTATGTTATACATGAAACCCACTATGACTGGATATCAAATAATTTTAAAACTGACTTGTTTTTGGATACTGGATTAAAAAAATATACTTTTTATGGGTGTGTTCCAAGTAGTGTAATAACTGGGAAAAACAGATTAGGTATTGATAGTAGAACTGTGTATATATCTTTTGAAGTCATGCTTTTTGGTATAATCAGGAGAGAACATGCCTAAATATCAGTTTTGTTGTGAAAATTGCTCTGGCAACCTTGGTGAAGATGGCTCTTCATCTTCTTGTGATTCGTCAATACCATTTTTTGATGAAGAAACTGGATTCGGATTACATCCAGAAACTCTTGAGTACTTGTTTATAATTGAATGCAAGATGGTTGATAAGCCCAATAAGCCAAAATGCCCAAACTGTGGTGGCAAAAAGACTTACACCAGTTTTACTGGTAATGAAATAGTTAGTTATATTAGAGGAAATGGAATTGTTAATGATAAGTCTGGTGCCAGAAGAGATATGAATAGGCATCATTTACAAAATGGTGATCCTTATGGGCATATGAGACAATCTGGAGAAGTTGATCATCTGCTTGATAAAATTAGGCATGCCGGTATGGATATGACTAAAATTAGAAAAGAAAGAGTTGGTAGATTATCAGGTGATTTTGAAAAGGCAAAAAATGAAGAAATTAATTTAACTGATGACCAAATCAAAATATTAACCAGAATTGATGAGGGCAATAATCTCCACTCTGATTTTGAAGATATTGAAGATCTTAATAAAGTATTATCGTCTTTAATGCCCGACTATATTTATTTGGATAAAAATAAAAACATTTATAGGCTTATGGCATTTGGTAGGAAGATAGTTTCGGAATTGACAGAATAAGGTTTTTGATATCAATCTAAATGGGTTATGTAGTTTATATTAAATGGGGTAAGAAACGACCAGATCTTGCTTTAGTGGTTAATATCAGTAATAATAATAAGCATTGTTTTAGTTTGTGGTCTTCTGGTAATAGTATTAAAAGAATTAAAAATGATGAGAAGAAATTAAAAACACTATTAGAAAATTTACATGATGTTTTGATGGTTGATTATAAATCATTTGTTGATTATTTTGGTAAATTGAAATCTCCGGTTGTGTATGATTGTTTTTACGAAAATCATGATGATATTTTAATAAAATTAAAAAAAGATTATAAAAATGGTCTTCTCTTTACTGATTGGCAAAAGATAAGAGCAGAGTCAGTTGAAGCTTATTGTGATATTGAAAAAAGAGGAATTCAATATGAATACAAAGTTGTAAGCCCAAAGTATAAAAATGATGTTTTTAGTGGTAGGTCAAAGACTACTGGATATAACATACAAGGCAAGAATAGCGGTGATGATATAAGACATTGCGACCCAAAGTTTAATATATTCTTGACATTCGACTGGATATCAGCCGATGCTAGGATGGCTTCAGTTATTTCTGGCGATGAAAAATTAATTGAATGTTTTAAATATTCAGACCCATATTCTTATATTGCTGATGCTTTGGATAATAAAGTAAGCAGAGATTCATGTAAATCTGAATGGAATAGGGCTGTTAATTCTTTAGACTGTGATAATGGCATATTTAAATTGTTTCCGACTTTTTCTAAATGGCTTAAAAATGAAGTTCATTTGCTGTCTAAAAATGGGTATACTGAATCTATACTTGGTAGAAGATTTTATAGTGATGGAACCTATAAGCAGAATAAAAGGGCAATTAATTCAATATTTCAAGGGAGTGTTGCCCATGCCATGCAGAACTCTGTAGTAAGAATTAATGAAATAACAAATGGGATATTAACTGAACAACACGACTCAATAACCATTTGCACTTCAGAAGCTTTGATGTCTAAACATGCCAATAAATTTTCAGAAATAATATTCAAGCCTCTTCTGCCTTATAATGAAATTGAAATGCCATTAAGAATTGGAGTAGGTAAGTCGTGGGGAGAATATAAGTATTTTAAAGAATGCAGATAGGAGAATCTTATGGCCAACAAATGGTGGACTAAATCGGTTGACTCTGACATCAGAGATATCATTATTAAGTTAAACATTAAACTTAATAATAAATCGGTTGATAAAGACTGGACCGAAGACTTATCTTTGGATTATGAAAATCTTGATGATGACATGGAAAAGATGCCTAGCATCCTTGCGTTTTGGTCTGCTGTTCTAGCTGAAGCTAGAAAAGAAAAAAGTTTAATTGATGTTAAAATGGATATAAGAAGAGCAAAAGTGTTAGATAGTTTGAAAGACTTAATTAAGGATGGCATTAAATTTACAGTACAAGATAAAGAAAATTTAGTCAATGTTGACCCAACATATCTTACACTGAGGAATAAATTAATAAATGCAGAGTTAACTGTTTCTAAGCTTTTTGGTATTGTTGACGCTTTAAAAGTTAAAGCTGATAATTTGAGATCATTCTCAGCAATGAAACGAGCAGAGCTTCATAATTCCTAGCAAATGTATTTAAGTAAGCAAGCCGAAAAGCCCACAAGTAAGTTAGTAAAGTACGTTTAATGACCCGAAAAGCCTATAACCCGTAAGGAGAAAACCATGGCTTTAGATAAGAAGAGCAAGGCTGCGCTGCTCGCAAAAATGCGTAAGAATCAAAACAAGTCTGGCGGCTCTAAAAGAGACCCAACTGAATGGCGCCCAAAGTATAAAGAAGGAGAGACCCAAAAGTTTAAGGTCTATATTCTCCCGCCATTAATGGAAGATGATATCTGTCTTGGAAAGGATGGCAGCCCAATAAAGGCTGAGTCTGATTGGGATGTGTGGTTTGTTAACCATGGTCATCATTTTATTAATAAAAGAAGACATCAGTGCCCAAGAATTCATGGTACTGGCGATTGCCCAATGTGCGACGCCGGTTTTGAATTGATGAGAGATGTTGATGACAAAGATGCTCGCAGAGCAATTGCTAGGGAATGGCTTTCACAAGAGTCTCGTGGTGTAAACATCTATTTCTTGGATTCCAAAGAAAATCCTGATGATCTTCGTGGTAAAGTTCTTTGGTGGAATATGCCAAATGTACTGTTTGAGCAGTGTGTGGCATGTATTGAAAGAGATAACCCTGGCGATGATGAAGATGATCCGCAACCATTCGGTCTGTTCTTTATGCCTGATGAAGCTTTTCCAGTTTCTATCCAACTGCAAGAGAAGGGTGGGTATAACAACTACGATGGGTCTAAAATTTTAGCTAAGAGTCGTTCTATAACTGACGATGAAGATGAACTTGATAGTATTTTAAATAGAAGGACCGATATAAGACTCAAATTTGATGACCCAGATCCAAAGAAGCTTAGTGAAATTGTTGATGATAAGTTAGCATCAACTGCTGGTGGCGGTGGATTTGACGATGATGACGCGGTGTCTGAGTCTAAATCGTCTAAGTCTAAGGCCAAAGATGAAGAGGAAGAAGAGAAGCCTAAGGCTAAGGCCAAAGACGAAGAGGAAGAGGAAGAAGAGAAGCCTAAGGCTAAGGCTAAGGCCAAGGCCAAGGCTAAAGATGAAGAGGAAGAGGAAGAAGAGAAGCATAAGGCTAAAGAATCAGATGATGAAGAAGAAAAGCCAAAAGCTGACGATGAAGAAGTAGATGAAGAAATGCAGGCATTATTGAAACAGTTAGAAGGTTAGTTTAACCTACAAATTGTTTTATTTGAGGGAGGGGTTTTGCCCCTCCCTCAAAGTATTTTAAAATTATGTATGATAATATCTTAATTGATGGCAGAAATATAGTGTATAGGGCTGCTGCTGCGTCTAGGGCGTCCAATGATGGCACCCATCCTACTACGAT